CACTGAGTGACTGATTAGCCAGAGTAAAGGTGCCGTAAGTTACTACTTCTAAGATATCACCTGTAGCCGCGCCAGAGACTAACTGAATGCTAGTACCAGATGTCGCGGTGAAATCTACACCATTAACGAGCCTGATACCTGACAGATAAACGTCAAGGAAACCGGCATCGTAGCCTAGTGCATTACCATTATCATCGTTACCACTGTATGTTGTCTGGTTTGATGTGGATGTGTACTTAAATCTTTCTGAGGTACCGTTGACCGCTGAACCCGCTGATTGGAACCCAGAAGACCCAAATACCTTCATAATCTGAGCCGTAGTATCGAAGTATAAATCGCCTATATCGAGGGCCGAACCGTCAGGGTCTTGGGTAGGAGCCGAGGACAATGCCCCGAGGTATTGGTTCTGGAATGTTGACAAGGATGACGCGGCGGCAGTGGCACTTCCGGCCGAGGCCGTTGCTGAATTAGCCGAAGCAGTCGCACTATTCGCACTTGCAGTCGCGCTATTGGCACTATTAGTTGCCGAAGTCGCGGCGGCTACAGCCGATCCGTGTATTGTATCTACATAAGATTTTCTAGCGAGATCATTTCCGTTTGAAGGATCCGCTGTTGTCGTAATTTTGTTTGTACCAATACTGATATCACCAGTCATGGTACCGCCAGTTGTAGCTAGGCGAGTATCACGTTGTGCATCAACATAAGTTTTAGTTGCCGCGTCTTGGGCCGCTGTAGGATCACCTAGACCGGTAATCTTACTTGTACCCATTGCGATTGCGCCAGTCATAGTACCACCGGCTTTCGGTAGCTTGGTCGCAATTTCGTTTGTAATTGTTGTACTGAAGTTAGGATCGTCACCTAACGCGGCGGCAAGTTCGTTTAATGTGTCGAGTGTTCCCGGGGCTGAATCAACAAGCCCGGCAAGCTGAGTGTCTACATAGTTCTTAGTAGCCGCATCTTGGTTATTAACTGGGTCGGTTACGTTGGTAAGTAGTGTGTCGGTAAAGTTTGTTGTACCGTTAACTACAACATTCTCAAACGTTGATGTACCAGAACTTGCATTAACGTTACCTGTTAGATCTCCAGTCACATCACCAGTTATGTCTCCTGTAACATTTCCAGTTACATTACCCGTAACATTACCGGTGACGTTACCAGTTACATTACCGGTGTAAGTTGTGGCTGATATAGTAGTGAAGGCACCTGTCGAAGCCGTGTTGCTTCCGATAGGCGTGTTATCGATTGTACCGCCATCAATATCAGCGGTATCAAGAGTTGCTTGTCCGCTTGTACTAATTGTAGTGAACGAACCAGCGGCGGCTGAAGAACCGCCAATAGTAGTACCATCGATAGCACCACTATCAATGTCTACTTTCGATATGTTTACTTCACCAGTTCCGTTTGGTGTTAAATCTATGTTTCCGTTAGTGTCAGTACTGGTAATCGCATTACCATCGACTTTTAGGTTATCAACTCGTAAATCTGTTACAGCCGTGTTGGTACCAATGGTAACACCGTCTATAGATCCACCATCAATATCGGCTGTAGTTACTGAACCTAAGTTAGATACTGTCGCGCCAGAAAGGTTAACTGTACCTGTAGCAGTAAGCCCGGCAAAACTACCAGACGCGGGTGTTCCCGCACCAAGTACCGTGCCGTCTATTGATCCAGCGTTAATATCTGCGCTATCAGCATTAAGCTGATCGATCTCAGCCGTTCCAGTAATAAATAAATTGTTCCATTCAGATCCTGTCGCACCCAAGTCATGGGTCGCATCGGCTGAAGGTATAAGGTCGGAAGCTACGTCCGCTGTAACTGTTACTGTATCAGAAGCGGCGTTACCTAAAGTAACATTACCATTAGCAGTCAGATTACCAGTAAGTGTTGTGTTACCACCAACCGCTAGATCCGCACTAGCAGTAACGTTGCCGGTTACAATAGCTGTACCAGCAAAAGCTGTGTTTCCTGTAACGCCAAAAGTACCGCCTACGGTACCGTTTCCTGTTACGCTAAGATTTCCACCAACATCAGTATTACCTGTGCTGGACATTGTTTCGGCATTGATATCATCAATATATCCGACACCATCTACATAAATATCTTTGAACTGTAAGGTGTTAGTCCCGATGTCCACAGTATTTGTGGCTTTCGGAGCAATAATATTAGTATTGCTAATCGCCGCTAGTGTTACCCAGTTCGCGTTTCCTGTTGTGTTAAATAGGCAGAGATGGGCGTACCCTGTGGACGCATTGATCCAGATAGAACCCGGGGCGTAACCCTGTGTATTATCATCTGAAGTGGTTGGATCCGCTGTAGCGGTCGTGTTATTTTTTCCCCCAACGCCACCATGATCGACAGGAAGATAACCAGATATAGAAGTGACAAGATTAATCTTGGGTGCGTTACCCGTAGACCCGTCATGTAAGTGTCCTGTAGTTGCATTGAAAGCGGCTAAAATTTGGTTAAACTCAGCATTAAGCGGGGGTGCGGTAATATTCGCACCGTTAATGATGGTAGCTACAGATTGTCTAGTATATCCAGCCATTAACGTCTCCCAGCAATACTGAATTCAAATACAATTCCTTGGATACTGTAGGGCTTGAAGTTCCCCAGAGTAACGAAGGTAAGTTGTGTGGCGTACCCTGACCCTTGTACACTTGATGTGATGATTGGTTTCTCGGTACCACCGTAGTTAATATTTGTTCCGGCATAATTAATATTTTTTCCCTTATATCGAACTGGAGCCCCTTTAGATTCCTGAGTGTAAGAACTTGGAACCGCTGTGTTGATATCCTCCCAATCGTAGGCAACAGCCATGTTCATTGTGAGGGGGCCTTCAGCGCGTATAAACGTATTGGTTTTACGCATTACCTTCTTCACTTCGGTATCTCCAAAATCAAAGAAGGGCGTTGCGTACACGGCTAAAATATCTGTTCCATCAAACTGGTCGGTCTTTTCCTGTTGGTAGACCTTACCGTTGTAGTCACCGTGTAGAACTAGTTCTGAACTTCCGACATAAGCTGAGTCACAACAACTGGCTCGTATGCCGATTAGCTCTCCAAACTCCCAACCTAATCTTTGGTCAGCGGATCTAAGTCCTCCAATAATTCCAAAGCTGTCGGCTGTAAAAGCATCGTTATCATCACCAACAAAATATCTTAATTGAGATTTGCTTCGTATAACGACACCGTTAAGAGTGTCTAAATCAAAATCTTGGGGTAGGGATGTTAGAAGTTGTTGAATGTTTTTTGAGATAGTCTCAAGTTCAACGTCTCCGATCCTACTTGTACCAGCTACTGGTCGTAATCCATCAGGTGCCAGAAAAACTAGATCACCCCCTATCTCCAACACCGAGTCTCTAGCAATACAACCTACATTGGTTGTGATTTGGTCTAGTACAAACCCGGCTGATACATCGGGTGAGACTTTCTTGATACCGTTGGTTCCAAAGACAAATAGGTCATCTCTAAATGGTTTGAACTGTACTACGTCAAACCCGACTGCTAATTGTCCCGCGCCAGCCGCCGGAGTAAAATCCTCATGGTCGAGTGGCTTAGAGTGAGCAATAGTAGCTTCTGCTACTCGATCTCCCCCTAGAAATAAATGGTTCTCAAAAGCGGTTACCAGTTCTGGTCTTTCCAGTGCCATTGGGCCGCCGGGTGAGGAAGATCCTCCTGAGTTAGATGGGCTGATTGATTTCCAGTTTATCCCATCAAAATAGACAGCATTGTTAACTCCATCTACAAAACATATTCTGTTACCGTTACCGAAGTTAAATACAGTGTGTCGTAATTTGTTTACTGACCTAACGCCATCTTTAAACTTATGTACGATCCCGGTGTTGTATTTGGCCCAAGCCGCGAATGCTACATATCGGTAAAAGTTGTAGACATTATTATCGATTGTAATAACGTCACCGGCTGTAGCTCCACTTGTTAAAGTTACTGTTGTAGCGTTGATCGTATAATCAGAGCTAACAGAAAGAGTTGTTTGGGTTCCGTTTGCGGCAGTTTTTTTAACTACTGTATTAGCAATGTTAGTAAGAGCTAATGTTCTTGAGTTACTATCAGCACCGGTAAATGCTGTTTGCCCAGCGGTTGCGGTGTAGGTAAAAGTCTTTTCTTTCCTTGCCGCTATAACAACTGTGGATCCTAAATTATCGTCTTTAAATATTGAGACAGATAATATTTTTCCTTCAGCATTTGTTGGGTCAACTTCTGCATGGTTTGAGTTACTGTTGTAAGGGGCAAAACCCTCTATTCTTCTGTAACCACCAAATAAACTTACTTCGTAGTTTACCAACCTAGTAGCTGAACCCGGTGAGTTTTCACTTAGGTCAAGATGGTTCTCATTACTGTTTAGACCACCACCGCATATGACCTTATACGATTGAACACGATCTGCCATGTTAGTATCCTACTGACGCTGATTGTGTTCTTTTTCCTCTTAAAACTCGGGTGTCGTACACTTCTTCGTACTTGTTAATAAAAATACCTTGCATATTTTTTATGCCTTGCTGGAACACTTGTAGTGTTACTCCAGCGGATTCTGGGTTATCTCTAAACATATACATATAGTAGAGAGCCCCATCGATAATCACGTTATCGTAACTATCAGGAATTCTGGTTTGATCACTGAATGCGCTTAGTCCTACGTTGTTCAGATAATATTTAAATTGAACCGTGTAGGCTTTATCGGGCGAGGGGGTTACTATGTACCCATTACCATGTGAAGGAGCTACGGAATCAGGACATTGCCTTCCAGTAGAGCCAGCATCATCGTCTTCGTCTTTGTACTTCTTGTAATAAACATCCCGATCCATAAACTCCAAGCGTTTATTACCAACGTTTAATGAGTCATTTTTTTGTATCTGGAATGTATTCCAATCAACGATCTTGAAAAAAGAAGGCCAAGAGTACTCTTCTTGACCAACTGCTAAAACTTGTGTGTGTTGAGCGGCATTAAACGGCCACTCGTATTCCGCCTGATTAATAGCACCTATAGAATCTAAAACAGCATCCTTTGCTAAAGTCTGAACACCACGGGTGTTAGAGAAGTCAGCTTCAGACACTTCAACCTCGTTCATCCTACGAAGAAGTTTGTTTGTTAATGTAAGATAAGTGGAGGCCATAGATAAAATTACTCAGGGGTAAGAAAAAAAAGGTAACCCCCCGAAAGAGGTTACCTTTAAGAGTTATGCTAAGTTGTAGTTAGCAGTCATAATCGCTTCTGGACGAAGGATTTTTCTGCCATACAATTGCATACCACGAACGATGTCAGCAAATGAACCAGTGTCACGGTAGCTTTCTGTTTTAGCAAGCTGTTGTGCAGTAGCTATTGCTGAGTCATGTCCAGCTACAACCACACCAAAGTTCTCTTCTGAACCAGCGGCGGCAGTTGTGCCAGCACCAGTACCGAAGAATGGTAGGTTGTTAGACTTATAGACTCGGAAGCCACGGATTAAACCGTTGCCAACTCGACCATTACGGATCTCTTCGCCACCACCGAAATCGGCACTAACGAATTTAGAATCCTCATCCATGAGTAACTCATAGAATACAGGGTCGGCAACAAACCAACGACCTTCTGAGTCAACCGCCGCTTCATCCATCTTACGAGCCATTCTGTTAAGAACTGCAAGAGGGCTAGTGATAGCACCAGCACCGCCGCCAGCGGCAAGAGGAATTGAAGTAAGTGCGTGTGTGTCTGCGTCAGCAGATCCACCTAGATCAGAACCACCAAAGTCAGTGATGTCGAGTTTGTTAGCAAGTAACAATTCGTCAGCACCGGCTCCACTATTGGCTTTTGTGCCGTTAGCAGATGGGTTCACGATCCATGCAGTATCACCAGCGTTACGAACGTAACCTGATAGATAACCAAGCACTTCTCGGTCATAGTGGTCGCTTAGTTTATAAGCGGCACGATCAGTCGCAAGATCCATAAAGTTAACGTGCGAGTGAGCGGCTTCAATATCATCAATTGAGAACATGAAGTATTGAGCTTGATCGATGATCAGCGAGAAGTCCGCGTCTGATAGATCTTGCTTTGCTACTGAAGTACCACGCTCAAGTTTATTGATTGTGATATCAGGTTCTTTGATGATTTTAACTGAATCGCCGTAGTTAGCGATCTCTCCCATGTAGTCGGTGTTTGTAACATCTTCTACAACAGAGGTTTTGCGGAAAGCCTTTTGGACTTTCTGACTATAAATTACGGGACTAAAGTTTCCATTTGGAAGGTTGGTATAGCCCGATGCTTTTGCAAATGCCATGATATTTCTCCTTTAATTTGCATGTTAAATTCCAACACCAATGTAATTCAGCTAACGCTGGACTACGCCCACAGTGTTGGTAAGAAACAGAAGGGAATAATTCACGAAGGGCTAAGTGCCGATGGGTGTCTTCTACCGAAGGGCCAACTTGACTTAGGTAACTTTAGAAAATTCTTCTGATATAGGGAAGATAGAGGTAGGAAGCTATGTATAACTAAAGTTAGACTTCAGAAATACATAGGTTTCGGCTCTTGGTTTTATTAAGGTTGTTATACCACAATAACTAAGTGTTTAGCAAGTGGTTTAACGCGCCCCGCCAGTAACATCATAATCGAATAATCCCTTTTTAATCGATTCCATGATAGCGTCTTCATTTTTTTCGTATTCGGACGAACTCATGTTCTGCACTTGGCTTTCTTTAAACGTAGGTCTTCCGCCTGTTGGGGCAGTAACACCACCACGCTTGCTTACAGCTTGAGCGGCGGCTTGTACGTTCTTAGAACTTTTTCTACGCATACCTTTGTCAGCTTTATAGAGATCTAATGCTCTAGCGGCCGCACGGGCATCCGTATTATTCTTATACAATGCGTCACGAACGTTTCTTGGCTGTTCGTCAACCCAATTGTGAAATTCTTTTGTTGCACGAATGGCATCAAAGTCGGGATGTAGCTTTTTAAGCTCTATCAACGCTTTTTCAGTTTGAATTCCGCGTTGTTGCTTCTTGATTTCCTCGAATTCCATTTTTGCATCTGTAACAGCCTCTTGGACTCGTTTCTGTGCAATGGTATCGACAATCTTTGCTACATCTGGGTATTTTTTGCTCCAAGCCTCAACTTCTTCTTCCGTTTTAGGGAACTTTATTTGAGCTTTGGTAGCGTCAGCAAGTTGTTGTTTTACTTGCTCCATCTCTTGGTCACGTTGCACCATTTGTTGTTGCATGTGGCGTCTGAGATCACCATAACGTTTCTTAAACGTTTCTTCCTCTGCATTTAGAGGGGCTTTAGGTGCTTCTTTTGGTTGTTCAGTAGCTTGCACTTCTTCTACTGGCTCATCGAGGGTGTCTCGATAGGCATTTCGGTATTTAGCCATATTTCTCCTGTGGGGGCCGTTAAAGTAGACTAGCCGAAGCTAGTGGTTTATGCGGGTAGCCCGTACCGCAATTAACTTCTCATCAAAGCGATTTTCACGCTCGGACGATAAGTATATTTGCTATCCATCGAGTATTCATCTTCTTCCTCGTCTGGATTCAAAACTGTTTCTTCAATTTCTGATTTAGTAATTTCAACCACGTTTTCTTCTGGAGTCTCATACTCTTCTTGACCATCGTAGTTAAGATCAGTCATTTCAGCCTGTTTGTCCTTAAAATTAGCCATGTCCCCTTCCGACTCCATATCGTCTTCATACTCACCGTACTCTTCTTCGTACTCTTCGTGAGTGGCCCCCGGCATAACACTACCATCGGGCATAACGTGATATTCTTCTTCGTATTCGTCTTCTTCTTCGATAGTCTGGATCTGGCCTTCCATAGCCATTGCCATTAAGCCCATTTTGGCTTCGTCTCGAAGATACATAAATGTTTTCAAACCGTGGTACCTAACCACATCGGCGGGTACTACATATTCACCATCTGACAGAACGGCGGGTATATCGTCACGAACATTCATTTCGTTTGAGCCCGGAGGTATCATATTGCCTGATATTGGATCCATACCGACTGACATCTCGTCACACATACAATCATCACATCCACAGCCTTCATCTTCGCTCATAAGGCCACCGTGCATCATTGCTACAGGATCATCATCCGCCATTGCTTTTTGGATAGCTTCTCCACGAGTTCTTTCGTACTCGGATAGCTTGCCATCGTTGTCGAGATCAGCTTCTATCTCGTCTAGTTGAAATTTCTTTTCCGCCATTTTCTCCCCTTCTTCGGTTTTGATTCCTCTCCTCATTTCTTTTTTTGAGTTCATTTTGCGCCCTCCAGAGCTTGGTCACGAAGAGTCTGGAATCTTCTGAGTTCTGCAATCGCACCTTGTATCTCCATTATCTTTTCGTGTTCTTTAGTATTTTCCAAAAATGTCCGTAAGACTTCTATTCTTGCTTCGACATATTGGATAAGTAGAGGGTAATGATCGACATCATTGACTAAAGGTATTATCGACCTTGCTAATGCTTTTTCCATTATTGAGGTTGCCCTTGCTCGGGAGGTGGTTGATTACCCCCGTTTGCTCCTCCCCCTTCACCTGTAAACCCTTGTGCGCCGGGCTCCGGTGCATTACCGGGTACGGCTTGACCACCACCGTTTCCGGTAGGATCATCAACGCTCTGTGCGCCTTGTTGTTGTTGCTGTGGTTGCTGTGGCATCATCGCGGCTACAGCGGCCATCATCTCTGCTTGGATAGCGGCTTCTCTTGGATCATTTAGGATCTTATCTTCATCTAGATCCATACTTGCGGCTATCTCACGCAAAATATAATCGTATTTAACAAATGGAGCCATGCCGGGGTTGGCTGTCATCTGCATAAATTGCAGTAGACGTTGTGACCGTATCTCGTTTCGCATAAGGCTTTCTGTACCTCTGGCAACGACATCGAGATCCCCTCTAATATCTTTGTCAAAATTAAATTGCATATTGAATGCAAACAGTGCGCGTCCTAGTGGTGATAATAAATAATCATCAACGTTACGAACTACGGCCTTGATATTTTGTGCCGCCGCACCCATTAACATGGACATACCGCTGGCTGTTCTGCCAACGCCCATAACCCCTGTGCTACCATGAGCAAAGGAAGGCATACCAGTAGCTTCGTCTGCTAACTGTCTAGCCTTATCAAAAACTTGTATACACTCGCCGGTCACATTCGGGAACTTGGTGCCAAATATAGCTTGCCCCGGTGCCCCAGCTTGTCTTCGGAATATCTTACCCGGGTAAACACTAAGGTCTTGCCCCGGTACTAAATTTGTTTCGTCAATCTCGATTAGAAGGTTAGAAGACAACGCCGCATTATCTACAGCAAGTC